TTAGAAGCGTATAAATGTCGCCAACGTTGTTTGTGTCATCAAATGCAACCAATCCGTCAGTTGAAATAGACCAGTCGCGTAGACCTGCAATGTGGTCGGCCCATCCGCCGTCGTCCTTGCAAGTTGCATCTGCAAGGTCAACGTTTACAGAAAGTTCAGAAGAGGTAGCGCAGCCAATCATTACGTTGTCAAGGTAAACGTTAAGAAGCGTGCCGTTAAATTTGCCAGTAGTAGCCATATTTTTATGAGGTTAATTCGATTTTTTTTTAAAAATAAAAGGACTTGCAAAAAATGCAATACAATAAAATTTAAGTATACACCAAATAGTTTCCGTCTTGGTCTATTATAATCTCAAATAGTTCGTCAACAATAAAGCGCTCGGCTGGTAAAATTGTCGGATAAAGTCCACCAACACCTTTAAACGTTGCTGAAATTGTTGCAGCCTCTTCCATTGGTCCCGATTGGTTCAAAGATTCAATTGTTGCAAGGCCGATAAACGTTAGACTGTCGTCTTGACCAGCAGATAAATAAACGCGCTCGCGATTAATGTAAGCAGTGTATAAATTACCAAAAGAAAATCCGTCTTGAATGTAAAGTGAATCGCTTGATAAGGACCAAGAGCCAAGCTTTGAAATGTGGTCTGCAAAATATCCTGACTCGTTGCTTGTCTTGTCTAGCTGGCTCATTTCAGCAGACAAATTGTAAGCCGTTGACTTGGCTATTTTATCAAGTCCAACTGAAACAAATAAAACCGAGCCGTTAACCTTAGCCATCAATCCAGTTTTCAATTGTCATGATTTCCCGATGCACAATGTTTGTGTCGGTAATGCTTGAAAGGCTAGTCTGCTGGACCAGTTTAGCCGTTACAATTTTGCCAACTTCTAACGCTAAATAGTTCTCAGGATAAAGGCAAACAATTTGCAAAATAGAGTCCGCAATGGAGTCCGCATCGAGGCGTCCGTAAGGCGCAATCCCTGCCGTTACAACGTCCAAAGTTATCGTAGTAATGTAATTATATTCTTGGTTGTCCTTGTCGTCCTCCTGAGTTTGATTTGTGATAAGAATATAAGGAAAACTAGCCTCGTCAGGAGCAAAGGTATCAAAGCAAAGCACTGGCGCACCTTTGTAGGTAATGGTCCCGTTTAAAGCAGACCAGTAAGCCTTGCGCACAAATTTTTTTATATTTCTCATTGTTTCTTTTTCAATAATGTTGCTAAAGTTTTCTCAATTCTTTTTGGCAGTTCCTTTCTTTGCTTAAAAACTGCTGGATAAAAGAAAGGGTCAGCGTCAAAGTTTCTTTTGCGTCCAGTTGTGCCTTTAAATTGCATTGCAAAGGTTTTTAACTCAGTTGGCACCACAACACCTCCACCAGTTCCAAACTCAATGTAAGGCGCGTAAAATGCGCCTACTTCAACGCCTCCAGTAACCTCGTTTTTAGTTACTTTAATTGGAGTTGATTGAATGCTTTGCTTTAGCGCTCCAGTATCAACCCTAACATTTGATGCGGCCTCTGTCTCAATTGCAAGCATAGAATCCTCCACCTCTGCACGTACAAAGTCAGCAACGTCGCCCTCTAGGTCCTTTAAATATTTATAAAAGGCATTTAGGCTTTTCTTGTCAAAGTTAATACTTAGCATTTAGTCCCTTTCTTTAGCAATAAGCTTAATCATTCTGTCGTATTCCTGCACGTCAATAATATTGTCAATAATTAGCGTTCTGCCATCAAAAACAATATGCATCGACTTGGTAATTGTCACCAAAGGATTATCTCGGATAATGATTTCCCAAGCGTTTTTTATAACCATTTGGTCCTCGCTATTCTGTCGCGCTCCTGTCAAATTAGTAACCTTTGCCCAGCACGTATAAGTCACTCCCATCGAAGAGTAGTAACCTCCAAAGCCGTCCGCAAATAGCGTAGGGTTTAGGAATTGGACGCGCTCGCGTAAATCGCCAGCTTTAAGTTCTTTATTAGTCCTCATGCACCAAACCAGTTGTAAGTTTTATAAGGCATTAATAACGCTTTAACTCCCAAAGGTGAAGGAATTGCCTGCAAGTCGCTAAAGTCCTCACGACGTTCGTACATTGTATTTACCATCATTTTTATGGCAAGCTTAATATCCTCGGGAACCGTTGTAAAGCCAGCGGTATAAACCATTTTAAACTTAAAGGATTGGCTTGCGCTGGTAATTACAATTTTTGGAAATAAGCCAATGTTGATTTGGTAATTTAAAGGCGTCTCCACGTTATTTTGGTCAATTGTCACGACTTTAGTTATGTCGCTTGCAGAAACTAAAGGACCGTAAGGCAACTGCCACTGGTAAGGGAAAGAAAATGAATCAATTGTGACAGTCTTGCGGATAATTGCCTTGCCAATAAACGCCTCGCAATGTAAGCGAGAAACTTTTATAAGGCTGGTAATTAAAGAGTCCTCAGCGCTGCCGTCAATTCTTGCGTACTCTTTAGCCTCTGCCAATGTAACTGGTTCGGTAACTGGTGCAACGTCTGCAAACTGAACTGCATAGCCAGTAAATGAAAGGTTGCTTGGTGTATATAATAGGTCACTCATTGTATGGTTTCTTTGCTTTGTCAACGATAAAATTAAAGAATCTTTCTAACTCTTGGTCTTGGTATTTAAGACGCTCCTCGGCAAGGTTGCGCATAATGTTTTGGTGGAAGTCGTAAAGAATTTCGTCACTCATCAACTCCTCAATCTTTGCAGCCATTCCGTCAAGGTCGTCACGCTCAAAATACAAGCCAGCAGGTCCAAGACATTCCTTCAGTCCGTCAGTTGGCGTGCATATTACTGGCAGCCTGTTAATAGCAGCCTCCAAGCCTACACGTCCATAAGACTCATAAAATGAAGGCACAAGCACAATATTTGTTTTGCCATAAATTAAATGAACGTCAGGCGTTTGGGCCACGTACTTTAAATTTTTTAAGGTGTCGTCAATTATTTGCTCGCCGTAGCTTCCAAGGACTCCTAAGAATTTGCGCTTAGGCAATCGCTTTGCTAGTTCAATCAATATCTGACCTCCTTTGTTTTCGTTACAATTAATTAGGGTAATGTACTGCCCATGTTTTCGATTGTACTTGACGTCCTCAGGAAAAATTGGAGGCTTGCAGACAATGGAAGCGTTTGGATAAGCGCCGTTTTGTACATTCTTTTCGTTTGCCTTGTTGTTATAAACGACGTGAATGTTTTGCGCTTTAAATCTGACGTTTCTATAATCTGAATCGTTGTGGCTTAAAAAAATCAATTGCTTTTTAAATTGCCTTGCCCAGTTAATTGCAACGCCTGTGTTGTCCAAATGCGTAAATATTACGCTTGCATTTTGTAAGGCTAGAAAAAAGTCGTTTGAATAATAGCCAGTTATAAACTTAATAAACGCAAACTTTTCGCCATCAGGATAAATTTGCCCTTCAGGTAAAATTACCTCAATACTGCATCCTCTTTGGTGAAAATATTTGGCGTAATGCTGGACGGTCCACTCGGCTCCTGAGTTGTGCGTCCCTGCCCAAGCGTGGACAAAAAAGACTATATTCATGCTTTTTTATTGTTGATTTCTTGAAAGGTATTGATTTTTAGATAAATAAAAAAAGGCCGCCATAAATGGCGACCCTTTTCACATTAAACAAACACCTATTTTAATTATACTGCGGAACCGTTAGCCAAAGCGGCTGCAAATGTTCCGTATACAATTGACTGAGTAGTATAAACTGCCAAAGCAATTCTCTCCTCAACGCGTACAGTTACAAAGTTCTTAGTTACGTTGTCTGCATCCTGCTCGAAGAATTCAAGAGTAATGCCCTGACGAACAAACAACTGAGAACCAAGCGCGAAGTCACCTACAAAGAAGTCACCAGCAACAACTCCATTGATTGCGTAAACTGGAACGCCCATGATAAACATCTGACCAGCAGACATAGTAACATAAGAAGGCAAGATATACGCTCCAGCGTTTTCCTTAGTAGATACTAGGCTAAGGTAATCGGATGGGTTAATCATGATTGCATTTGGTGCATACTCGTTCTTGGTAGTTTGAACAACCGCAGCAGCAAGAACGTCAAATCTGTTGATTAGAGTACCAAATTTAACAGTAGTCCAAGCAGAACCGTCAGTTGCAAAACCGTTCAAGTTTTGACCTGAACCGCTTCCGTACAAAAGTTGAGTATCTTCTACGTTTAACAATTTGCTAGGAGCGCGGCTAGAAAGGTAAGCGATAAGACCTGGGGTATCATCCAACATCTCTTTTGTCAATCTCATGAAAGTAGGGATTGTGCGGATGCTTCTGTCTACTGCGGTCAAATCGAAATCTGACTGAGGCTTAGGAGAACCCTGTGCAGTTGGTGCAGCAGCGTTGTCGTAAGCTGACTCACGTACAAAACGGATAAGGTTGCTAGAAGTCTGTCCAACTGGCAACAACTGACGTACGTTTACTTTTCTGTTTGGAGTAAATTTCAAGTCAGGAACTCGGTCCGCAGGGATAACCTCGCCACTGTAAGAATTGCCAACAGTCATGTCGCCACCTTTCAATTCAAGGTCCAACTTTACTTTGTTAGCGTTTCCGCTCTTGTAGTTTCCAAATGCGTCAGAGTTAAATGCTTTCTCTAGTTCGCTAGAAAAAGAAAAACCTTTCTGAGCGCTAGAAAAACCAGCCTGAGTTCTTGCATCTACTCCGTCAAGCTGAGACTGAAGAGCGTCAGCTTTTGCGTTCAATTTAGCGGTCTCGGCAGAAAGTGATTTTCTGAACTCCTCACCAGCTTCTTTCATAGCCTTTACGTCTGAAATCAAAGCTTCGTTTGACTCCAATTTCGCAAGTACTGAATCCAATTGTGATTTAATTGCTTCCATTGTGTTTTAAATAAATTTTTTAAGTTTTGGTATAAATTCGAACTCCAAAGCCATTGCCAAGGTCGGGTCTAATTCGCTTTCGAATTGAGTTGCCTCGGATTCTACGGACTGGACTGATTTTGTTTGCAATGCCTTTAAATGTTCTTGAATTTGCTTTAATCCGATTTCAAGCTGAATCATTGACTCGTCGGTAAGGTTGCCATTTCTAAGGATGCCGCAAAACTTTGCAATCATCTCCTCGCTTTTTGGCTGGTCCCAGCTTTTCATTGATTCAATAGGTGTGTTTGGATTGGCTCCCCAAGTAACAGTTGAACCCTCCCAAAGTTTAATTTCTCTAATTTCTCTATACCCAGCCTTGTTGTCTGACTTGATAATTTCAAAGCCTACTGAATGCTCGTTAAAAACGCCCTCAGCATAAAGCTTTATAACGTCCTTTCCGTAGCTAGTTTCGGTAATCTTAGATGTAAAACGCAAGCCTTTTGCGTCCTCCATTAACTCCATCGGTTTTGCCAATGGCATCAAAGGATTATGCTGGAGCAGGTGCATGATTCGATTGCGTCCCATTGGTCCATTTTCTGCAACGCTTTTCTTGTAAGCACCTGAGACAATTACGTCGCCATCGGAATCAATATTGTTAAACGCGGAAAAGTAACCAGTTACTAGTCCTTTAACGTCGTCAACGTCTTCAATAATTCCTTGGCTTATATTCTTGTAAATCATGGTCTCTTTTTTTGTAAAAATAAAAGGGTTAAAAAAAAATGCAAACCAATAAATTTATTGATTGATAAAATGCAAAGCTTTTGCCTCACTGTCCTCAAATAGGCTTGTATAGTTTCTGTAACCTGCTTCAATATCGCTTTCACTTGGTCGCTGAAAAGATAGGAACGGAACGCAAATATAAGAATTGCCTTTAGGATGCACTTGTGTCCTGAAATATTCATCAATTGGTATGTCCAAGTCTAGTTCTGCCATTTCTTTTGCAAAACGGTGAGAGTAAAGAATTGCGTGCGTCGTCCAAGAGCCGTAAGTGCGAACCAAGCGCTTACTTATCCTGTCAAGTCTTGAATCTTTTATATTGGCTCCCAGCATAAGCATATCCCAGTCAGCTGGCAGGTCTTGAATTGCCTCGTCTAAATTGGTGGACCAACCTCGGTAAGTAGCGTCGTCCTCAAATATTAAAACGTCGCCTTCGCATTCTTCAAAAATCTTTTTAAAAGTTTGCCATAATCCAAGCCAACCCCAGTCGTGTTTAATTGCGCTTACTCGCTCAAGGTTAAAATGAGGCGCCAACTCATTCATTGACGACTTCCATTTATCCTTTCGGTGGTCTAGATTAATAACGTAAGCAATCATTTTCTAATTGGTAAGCCGTCAACGTCTCGCATAATTCTAAACACAACTTTGCAACGACAATTACAAATTTGGTCTGCTCCAGCGCCTTGCGTTCCATCGGCTGGTTGCCTCATTTCGTCACCCCCTACAATAAAGTTTTCGTCAAACGGAATCCAAGGCTTATTAAGCATGGCAGCGTGGTCAGGTCTTGTTCTGTTATCCGTCGCTGGAATCCATTTCTTTTCATACATGAAATCCGAAGTTGCTGCCGACTGCATTGCTGCGTTGTTGGTAGCAATTGCCATTTCTGTCCTAGCAATTAGCTTGGCTCGGTTGGTAAATACAGTCGTTATTGTTTCTTGAATTATGCCTGCAATTTGTAGCGTTCCAAGGCCCTCACTTAATCCACCTAAAACAATATTTCGGATTATTTTTTGACTGGTCTCGTTGATTTGTATTAAAGTTTGCGGCAGGTTTCTAATTGCAAACAAACGCATAAAGTCGCGCCAGCCTGCTCGCAAAGCTTCCTTGGTTGCTTTAGTTGGTGGCTGGATTGCGCTATACATTGCATCGGCATAAGCGGTGCCAGCAGTAATATAAAGGTTTTCTAATACGTCTGCCAATGGCGCAGGAGTTATTAAATCAAAGCGGTTAATATTTGCGTCCGCCTGTTTAATAGCATCCAAATACGGTTGCATTTGCTTTTTTAAAGCCGTATAAATTTGCTTCTCATATCGCTGCTCGTAACGTCTCTGCAATGCGTCCAATTGCTTTGCAAGCGCTAAATCCTTTTTAGTTGGTTTGGGCATAGTCTCCCA